ATCCATTAGAACACCAACTAAAAACCGATAATGAAAATCAACGAAATCAAACCAAACCCAAACAATCCTAGAATTATAAAGGATAATAAGTTTAAACAACTGGTTAAGTCAATCCAAGATTTCCCCCAAATGCTTGAATTAAGACCAATTGTAATAGACGAAAACAATATTGTATTAGGTGGAAATATGCGTTTAAAAGCGTGTATTGAAGCTGGATTAACCGAAGTTCCAGTAAAACAAGCTAAAGACTTGACTGAAGAACAAAAGAAAGAATTTATGGTTAAGGATAATGTAGGATTTGGAGAATGGGATTGGGACTTATTGGCAAATGAATTTGATACTGAAGAAATTGGAGAATGGGGATTAGATATGCCATTTTATAGTTCAGAAAAGGAAATTGATTATGGAATATTAGATGAAGAAGACGTTTCTGATAAAATATCAGATATGAATTCAGGCGTAAGAAAGGCAGTACAAATTGAATTTGAATTAGAATATTATGAAGAAGCGTTTGAAATTATCAAATGGTGGCGTGAACGAGGCGGGAATGTAGGTATGATGCTTTTGGAACACCTTAAAAACGAAAAAAGCAAATTGTAATGTGTTCTATAATTGGCTTTAAAGGAACATATAATAAAGAAGTATTAAATAAAGTATTTAAATATAGCCGAATAAGAGGCTTACATAGTTTTGGATATTCTTATTATTCACCCGAATTAACAACAAAAAAGTTTTTGGATTATAATGAATTTGTAAAAGATATAGATAATATCAAGCCAAATTTATTTATTGCTCATTTTAGGTACTCTACAAGCGGAGATTTCAAAGATAATTGCAACAATCAACCCCTTACTCAAAATGATACTTCAATCGCATTTAATGGTGTTATAAGCCAAAAAACAAAACTAGAAATGGAAAACGAATATGAGATTGAATTATTTGGAGACAACGATGGGTATATTTTACTCAATAAATTTAATAACATTCAATTTATTCAATCAAATATAACTTTTGCTTTAGTTGGATTAAAAAACAATAAATTATTTGCCTTAAAGAATAGAAAAAGACCTTTGTGGTTATACGAAAATGATTGTATTTTACTTACAAGTACCGAAGATATTATGAAGCGAAGCGGAATAACTAATTCAAAGGAAATAAAAAATCTAATATATCACGAATGGTAAGTTACAGTGAATATCATAATGATAGTTTATCGGCAGGAGACATTGACCCAAGCGTCTCTGCTTTAAGATACATTAGTAATAGATTTGAGTTAAATTTAGAACAAAGATATTGGATAGCGTTTTTATATGGGACTTGTTATTGTGCGCCTACAACGTATTACATTTACAACGAATTTCCCGATTTTGAAATGGTTGACGTGGACAGGTTAAAAAAATGGTGGTATAATAAAAAAGATAATCTTATATTTCAAACTGACAGGCAAAGGATTAAATCAAACAATCAATTTGTAGAATCGTTTAAAAGCTACAAGTCGTTAGTAAAAAACAATCAACAACAATATTTTAAAACTAATAATTGGAAGGATATTTATAAAAAGATAGAAAATATAAAATATTTTGGCAGGTTTTCGTTGTTTAACTATTTAGACGTTTTAAACCTTATAACGGATGTTAATGTAAAACCTTCTTATTTAGATATGCGGGAAGCAGAATCTTGTAGAAATGGATTATGTTATGCAATAAATAGACAGGATTTAATAAAAGAAAAATTGGACAATAAATCACTTCAATTTCTTCATAATCAATTCTTGGATATATTAAAAACTCACAAAGGAAACATATTCCAAATTGAGACAACTCTTTGTGCTTATAAAAAATACAGGCTAGGTAAAAGATATGTTGGTTATTATATTGACCGAATGTATAAAGAAATTAAACAAATTGAACAAAATATAACCGAAGGAGTAGATTGGCAGCCTTTATGGGATTTTAGAAATGAAACGTTTAATAAAAAATATTTATATGAACACAATTAAAACTGTATTAATAACGGGAAATTGCGGTTCAGGTAAAACTTGGGTTGTTAAAGAATTGATAAAAGAATATAATATAAATACAAAAGCTAAATATGAAAAAATACATTTCTTAATTAAAGATAATATTGCAGTATTGGGAGTGTACAGTGGAGAAACATTTGAAGGCAGTGACAAATTAAGTATGGCAGTAGCACAAGATTTTGATAAATTCAGAGAAATACAAAAAAAACATAAATTTAATGTAATTTGCGAAGGTGACAGGTTTACAAACTCAAAATTTATACAAATATTTAATCCAATTATAGTAAGGATAACAAATAATGGAGAACAAGGCAGAATTAAAAGAGGCTCAAAACAAACCGAACAACACTTGAAAAGAATACAAACAAGAGTTTTAAATATAAATCCTCATTATAAAGAAGAAACAAGCCAACAATGTTTAGAATTAATAAAAAAACTAATATATGAAAAGAATTGATTTGATTAAACAACAGCACGAAATTAAAATTGGAGATGTTTGCGGAACAATTGAACCCAATGTAACAGAAGATTCTTTGTTTTACGATAATGGAGAATTAATTGGATTTTACATTAAGGATATGAACAATTATTCCGAAAGACTTACAAAGTTATCCGATGTAGCAAACAAAGAATTTAGAAGTAAAAACGTACCAAAAAGCGTAATGAACAGAAGCGATACTATGAAAGCATTTAAGGATGGATTAAGTTGGGCAGAGGCGGCAAAATTTGGAGTTTCTCAATATTCTACAATATTAGGCAGCACACCTCCAAGACACCATATGCGCAGACCATACGCAAGTACTTCAAGCGTTCATAATGTAAAATCAGCTGAAACTTTTGTTAAAGCAATGTTAATGCTTTGCGAAGAAAGCGAAAAACTTATAGCTTTAATTGCTCCAAATATATACGAAAGACAAAAACAAATTATTGAAACTAATATACCTAAAAAATGGAGATTTGGAAACTTATTTACAAGTTCTATATCAAATTACAATATAGCAGCATCTTTTCACAGAGACGCAGGAAATTTAGAAGGATGTGTAAATGTAATAATTGCAAAAAAACACAATGCGACAGGAGGTAATACAACTGTACCTGATTATAATGCAACAATGGACAGTTGTGATAATTCTATGTTAGTTTATCCAGCTTGGAGAAATGTACACGGAGTTACTCCAATTATACCATTAAAAGAAGGCGGTTATAGAAATTCATTGGTATTTTATCCATTAAAAGCATTTAAAGGACTAGATTAGTAACTTTGTGTTTAATAAGAAAATGATTAGAGAATATGGCTAACGAACAAAATTTGATACCTGCTCAAAAAGGTGAAGTCAGAAACCCAAACGGAAAACCGAAAGGAGTATTGAATAGCAAAACAAGATTATTGAGGTTGTTGGAATTAGTTACTAGAACTAAAAATCCAGTTACAGGCGAAATGGAGGATTTTACAATAGCAGAACAACTTGATATGAAAATTATAGCAAAAGCAATGAAAGGCGATATTCGTGCTTATCAGGAAATCCTTGACCGATTAGAAGGCAGAGCAAAACAAACAACGGATTTAAACGCAAACATTCAAGGTAGCGTTCAAATAACAATACAACAAGATGAACGATGTAAACCAATTGAAGATTAATGCAACACCCGTATTTTTTGCCAACAAAAAAGCATACGAGGGAATTTATCCTGTAATTTGTAACGAAGGTGGAACACGGTCAAGTAAAAGTTATTCTATTGTACAATTACTTATTGAACTTGCTTTTAACAATCCAAAGACAAGAATTTCAATAGTATCGCATTCCCTTCCACATATTAAACGAGGTGTTTATAGGGATTTTAAAATAATAATGGAATCTTGGGGATTGTGGAATGATAATTCATTTAGCTTTTCCGATTTCATATATACTTATCCTAATGGTTCTTACATTGAACTGTTTGGATTAGAAGATGAAAGTAAGGCAAGAGGACCAGCAAGGGATGTGCTATTTATCAACGAAGCCAACTTAATCAAGCGTACACTTTACGACCAATTACTAATGCGAACCACAGGCAAGGTGTTTCTTGATTGGAATCCTGCTGACTTTGTTAATTGGGTTTACGAGATAGCTGATAATCCTGAAAACAAACGCATCCATTCTACCTACCTTAACAACCTGCCAAACCTATCCGAATCACAAATAAAAAACATAGAGCAATATAAAAACCTACCTGATGATTTTATGTGGAAGGTTTACGGATTAGGAGAACGAGGTGCAGCAAAAGAACTAATATACACACAATGGAAGCAATACGACACCGCACCTGAAGGCGATGTATTCTATGGGCTTGACTTTGGGTATGTGCATCCAGCTGCACTTATAAAAGTTACCCATCACGAAGGCGAAAACTATTTTGAGGAAATCATTTATCAAAGCGGACTTACATTATCCGACCTAACAAGATTGATAAAAGAGAAAGTGCCTGAACGAGCAACCATATACGCAGATGCAGCCGAACCCAAATCAATAGAGGAACTTTACCGACAAGGATTTAATATTAAACCTGCTCAAAAAGATGTATGGGCAGGAATCGTAAAAATGAAATCTTATCCTATAAACATTCACTTTCATAGTCAAAATCTAAAAAGGGAGTTTATGTCGTACAAATGGAAAAAGGATAAAAATGATAATGTAATTGAAGAGCCAGTCAAAGCAAATGATGATGCTTTAGATGCTTCAAGGTATGCGGTATTTACTCACTTGACAAAACCTAAATTTGCGGTAAGTGTATTTTAACTTAAATTTCTTTAACTTTGTTTAAATTCTAATAATATGGGTTTATTTGACATCTTCACTAAAAAGAAGATTAACACACTATTTCCAACAATTCCAATGAACTCCCAAATAGCAATTGAAAGGGGTATAGTTACTTGGCAAGGAGCAGACCAAAGAAGTTTTGTTGATGATGGATATGTAGCAAACGACATAGTTTACTCAATCATTAAACTAATTACTGATAAAGCTAAATTAGCACCATTCCACGTTTACAAGGTTGTAGATGAAAAGGCTGCAAAGAAATACAAATCTTTAGCTGCACAAAAAGACATCAACTTAAAAGAACTTGAGACATTACATAAAAAGGCATACGAACTTTACACAGGAGACCAACGCTTAAACGAGTTGTTGAAATATCCTAATGAGGAAGATTGCTGGAGTGATTTAGTTGAACAATGGTGCGGTTTTAAATTGATAACAGGTAATTCTTTTATTTATGGCAAACTTATTGAAGCAGGAAACAATCAGGGCAAACCATTTGAACTATTTGCTTTACCTAGTCAGTATATGGCTATCATTGCAAATATCAATGTGTTCCCCCCAACAAGGGCTGGGTATCAGTTATATTACGGACAAATGTGGTCATTTGATACAAAAGAAATCTTACACGATAAATACTTCAACCCACAATGGGGAGTTACAGGTGGACAATTGTACGGACAATCACCGCTACGAGCAGCAGCAAAGAATTTAACTAGAAGTAACGAAGCTAAAACCGCTGCCGTTGCATCATTCCAAAATGGTGGACCTGCTGGAGTTTTATTTATGAACGATGAACGCTACGACCCTACAAGTGGTCAAGCACAGGCACAGGCACTTAAAACCGCAGTTAGTCAAAAAGGCGGTTCAGCTAACTTTAACTCAATAGCAGTATCAGGTTATAAAGTAGATTGGAAACAAATCGGACTTTCTCCTGTGGAACTTAATATTATTGAATCGGAAAAATGGGATTTAAAAGCACTTTGTAATATCTACGGAGTACCTAGTCAACTTTTAAACGATAGCGATTCAAAGACCTAT